TATGATCCGCCCAAGTAGTGCCGGTAGTTATCGCAGCAATACCTGCATTTATATGGTATAAGTCTGGGATATCTCGTATAGAAAACGTATTGTCTTGCCAATTCCATATGATCGCCTTATTAGGAATCGTAGAGACTCCGGCTGGATAACACGCCAACATCTCATTTCTAGCGTGGTCTGCTACAACAAACACTTTTTGATAGTTGTCTCCATTCAAATCGGAGAACATCTCCCTACGAAGTTTGTTCGGTAGGAGGGCTGTCACCTGCTGTCCATTCGTAATATAGCAGTCAGAATTACCTACGAAAAAATGACCTCCAGAAAATTCTGCTACAGCGTTCTTGGTTAATAGGCCAATCGTTGGCGATAGGAGCTTGAATGAAAAGATGTAGGGTGTCCCAACAAAATTCATAATGTAGATTGAGTCTTCCTTATAAATGAGGAATGAATCTCCATAAGGAAGGCCATCTATTATTTTTCCGGGCGTATCAGTTAATTGGTACTCACCCGCATCGAGCGTTGCATCGCTTTCTACCCAGGAATTTGGTGGGCTTAATGCGGCAGCCTCTGTAGACCACTTCACTAGATTAGGATATTCCGTACCACCAATCTGCCAATTCAGCCCCACAAGGAAAGTTCTGAAAGAAGATATAGACTTGCAGAAACTTGAGGTAGACTGCCAGTTTTTTAATTCTCTTAGTGGTATAGTTTTATTTGGAACCCCACTAGATAGTGGCCACATCTGGGCTGTATCGTAGCCGTTAGTAGCAACCAACAATCCATTTAATATGGTGGCTCTCCAGTTCTCCGTAGATGTAGCGGAATATAGGTTATCTCCAGTTGCCGTAGTTCCTACCGGGGTTACAATCTCGTTATCAGGATGGGCATTGGCGACCGTTAAAGAGCTTAATGTATTGGTTCCAGTATTATTAGCACCATAAGAGATTTCCTCATATAGATTTATAGGAGGGCTGCCAGAGGAATCTGCTGTCTCATTAGTTCCTATAGCAATTGATCCAGACGATGGGAAGAAAGAAGAGTCGTCCAACACTATGGAAGTTGCAGACGCAGACAAAGAGCCATTCAATTGACCAACTTTCTGTCGAGTGATGTCAACCCAACCACTACCATCCCACACAGCAGCATTGTTTAATCCAAAGGCTAACCAATGATATGACCCACCGTTGTCTAAAAATGGTATAATATAGTAAGCAGCAAACGGAAGAGTCGCAAAGACTTCCTCATAGCCAGCACATTTCTTAACTCCGTTGTCAAGAAATCTTACGTTGTTCCCATTGCTCCAAACATTAGGGGGTAGTTGATAGGGTGGGGTGTCTCGTATGATCCCGACCTTTCCAACATCGTTAATAGGCACCAATGGCATTAGGATGGGGGCGTAGGCCAGGTAATATTAAAGGGGTCTGACTGCGTAGGTACATCTCTTAGAGACTGTCTATAGGATTGCCAGTTTGCTAATAACTCACCTGACATTGTTACGTCGCCTAGCTGTGTCCAATCACAACTTAATAGTTTTCTATCCCTTTTACCACGAACTACCTTCCACTGCTCTGCCGATTGTCCACTTTGGACTTCTGACCAAGACGGTTTGTTAGCCGGCATAGCAAATGTAACATTACTTCCGTAGTCGCTTTCGTTGTTCACATCCCCATATATGGCAAAATCAGAACCACTTGATAGGGTCGCTAATGTATTGCTCAGTAATCTAGTATCCATTATTCGACCTCCCATACCATAATTGTGCCATTTTTTACCGAACAACCACCATCATCTGAACTAGTCATTTTTAGATATACCTTGAATACCTGAGAAGCAATCCCTGGAGTTGGGCAATCCGCATTGGCAATCTTAAACATCCTAGAGAAATTAGAAGACCAATCCCATGATACACCAGTTCCCTCCCCAACATCTTCCATTGCAGCAATTTGAATATCAGCAGTCGTATTAGCAATTATTGTGCCTGATGTGTTGGTTAATTGTATATAATTGTACTGGACAGTGGTTGACTCAAAGTTACAAAATGATTGCTGTTGAAAGTTTAACTGTAGGTATAGAGTGCTAGTTGCACTCAATTTGCTGTGGGTAATGGTCATCCCGGTATCTACATAAGAGGTGCTTCTCAAAGAACTGCTTGCGCTCTGTATGGCGTGGGTTACACTTGTTACCTTTCCTACCGGATTAAATGACAAAACCCCAGAGGCATTAGTTGTCATTGCCTCCCCACTGGAACCATCTGCCGTGGGCAGAGTCCATCCAACAGTTGGGCTTCCAAGTATCTTGTAGTCTGTTACTGGAGATATTGCTAGGACTATCCAACTAGAATCTGTTTCGTCCCGAAGTTTCAGAACATTATTAGTCGAATCAAACCATAGCAATCCAGCCGTAGTGGAGGATGGGGCTGTAGCCTTCACATGGATTCCATTGATTGCCGCATCCGCATTTGGAAATGAATTTAGTAGAACTTTCTTTATTAATCTAAGGTGGTCATCGCCTTGGGATATTACGTCGGTTCCAGGCGGATTTGCCTGTACAAGTCCACTGACGTATGTTGCGCTTTCTAAAGCCATTATATTACCTCCACAAAATCTGAATCGTTAGGCCAGCCAGAATATCCTTGACAATGCCTACCTGCCCGACTTGATCTATCGGGATTAAAGCCATTACTTTGGATGCCTTGCCTTTATTTCAGCAACCTTGGCTTGCCATGCATCCAGACCGTTCTCCGTGATAAATTCAATCTGGTCTTCTGGTAATCCGTATTCGGAAGACCTAGCACTAACAGCAGCATTTGCTAATTGTTCCGCGGTCTTGGCGACCTGATCCCATGTCTGTGTCCAATTACCGCTAACCAAAGCGGGTGTGCCTTCTGAAACTTTATGCGTGTCTGATTGAGGTTTAGATACTTCTGCAACCTCTACGACACCATAATCGGAACGGATGTCAGCCCTCTGCAAAGAATCTTTTGGAAAACTTGTATTTGGGTTGTCCTTCCGTAACATACCATGGTCATACGGATACTCCGTAATCGCGCCATTTTCTACTTTGGCATACCTCATATTATTTTCCTCTTATTCATTGCCAACTCTTAAACTGGTGAGTTCCTTGGTGCGTTGTTTTAACGCTTAAATCGCAATACACTTTTATTCCTAATTTGTTTCTGAACTTCCAGCAGGTACTAAAATCTTCTGGGCGATATATTCCATCCTCCATTACTCCGACATAAAATACATCCCATGCTTTTCCTTGAGATTCATCACCGCGGCTGTATTTAGGAAAGTCATCATACGGAGTAGAAATTTCAATCAAGGCATCTATTGCTTTCCTGCTGAACATCAAGCAGGCATTTCCAATATGCTCAATCTCGGCAATTGATCCTTCTTGGGAATAAATCTTTCCAATGTTTAATACCGGAGAACCATCAGGATTAAAACCTTTCAATGCTACGGGAGCACCGATTACATCCTTACCACTTTTTAAAAGTTTTCCGATTCCGCCCGCTTCTACACCAGTATCCGCATCCACAAATAAAAGATGCGTATATTCAGGATGTGTATGGAAATAACTTACGATGGAGTTCCTTGCTTTCTTGGTAACCTGATTACCAATCTGCATAAAATCAACATTGACTCCATGCTGTAATCCGTCTCGCAAGAGATGGGTCATACTATTGAAATAATCTATCGTCATCTGACACCCATAACAGGGTGTCCCAACTAGGATATTCAAGCTACGTCCCGCATCTCCATAAATACATACTCATCTTTTATCAGGTCAGTAATACCGATTCTTGCCATGACAGCATGGTGAGCATCTTGGAATATCTCGGCACACCTATCTAGGAAATCATATAGGTGGGTTACAGATGGGTACTTACCTTCTGCCACCATAGCTTCTACTTCTGCCAAGTAATCTACGATTAACTTCTTTGCCGTAACCGGATGGATACCGAACTGTTCTAGGTATTCCATCGTTCCCATGTTCATTCCGCCGCTAACCAGTATGTTACGAATACAGTTACGGAACGCCATCCTAACGTGATTTGAGATTTCTTCTTTTTCAAAATCCAGCTCATTCCAATTTTCCGGAATGTTATGGGCTTTCATAATCTCTTCATATGTATCTTGGAACATCGCAAGCTGTTTCAGAGTTGCTTCAATATATGTTTTAGACCTGTGCAGACCATGCTGCATTTGGTCGGCTTCAATCATGGAAAGCTCATCATCTTTAGCTCTCAGGTCGCGCAACTGTACTTTCTTTTTACGCAAGTCAAATGCCGAATCTTCCAGAACACCTCTCTTCTTTTCAATCTCTGCCAAGACCTGACGCAATCTCCGGTAAGGAGCATCACACATCATGGTCAACGACATCAGTTGAGCAGTAGTTTGAGTATTCTTCTTGCTGAAGGAATTGAGAGTCCTATCCATCTCCTTCATACGTTCTGAAATCTTGGCTAGTTTTTTATCATCAATAACAGCGAACTCCATATTGAGTTCACTCATTAAAGCTAGGCTGTTATCTTTGGCTATAGAAAGTTCTTTTGTCATTAAGTAAATCCATTATCTGTGGCCCCGGTATGCCCATATTGTAACAAGGCATCTCCAAAGTCTGATGAGTTTCCTGTCGAGTTAATTGTTATATATTGAATCGTATTGCTTTCACTATTTTGAGCCCAACCATCACCACCGTACTGGTAGCCCCTTTCATTTACACCGTTACTTCCGCATTGGGCTAGTACGATGTTCTCTATTAAGTCTCCAAAGTCAGTAGCGTTTCCTGTACTGTTAATCGTGATGTACTGGATCGTATTAATTAGAACGTCTGTATTGGGCGGTGTTTTGTTATAACCGTGCATACCGATACCTCTTTCATTTGTATCATTACTGCAAGAACCAAGGAGTGTCATGAGGGCTACAAGATCACCAAGATCAGT